CAATGGCTCGCCCTGCATGTCCTGCTCATCATCCTCACCCTATGCGTCGCGCTCGCCGCCTACATCATTGCGGACCGTACCGCGCCGGAACCGCCGGAAACATACTGAAAGGAGCCATCATGGCAGACCAGGGAAACGTCCCGATCGGTCTGGAGACGCAGAACAAGGTGGCCGAGGCCATCTACCTGCGCTGGTATAGCAACGGGGCCCGCCATCCACGCCCATGGAACGAGATGCCCATGGAGGGCAAAGAGCCATGGAGACGCGTGGCCAAGGACGCCATCAGCACGTTCTTCGCCTCTCCCGAGTTCCAGACGCTGCTCGACGACGTGTACGACGAAGGCTACGACGCGGCCGGAAAGGACGCCCAAGGCGGAAACGAAGGCGAGGAGCCGCGGTGAGCGTCAACGTTCCGCTGCATAAATGGCGGTCGGCCGATCCGGTCATCCTGATCGGCCGCCGCTGCATCGCCCAAACCGACCAGGACGTCGTCATCGACGGACGACTCGAACTCATCCGACATCCGGACGGCACCGCCAGTCTCCGCTTCCAGGGCATCGGAAACGACATCATCTCCCACGATCCGAACACATGTTTCAACAGCATGGGCGACGGCATACGAAGCCTCGCTATCTACGGAAAGGACTGAAAGACAATGGGCCACCCGAAAGAGACACGACCGCGCAAATGGCACAAACCAGTGCCATGCCCGACCTGCGGCAGCCGGAACATCAGCTTCGACCGGATCGCCTGGGCCGTCAACCGGAAAACATCCGCCATACGACAGATATGGGCATGCTCCTGCGAACGCCACGGCATCCTCATCCTCACCCGCCACGACGACCTCAAAGAAGCCATCCGCGCATGGAACACGGAAGCCACCAGACAAGGAAGGAAACACTCGAAATGAGAAAACGCAAACCACTCGCGCTCGCCGGCATCGGCCTGACCGCCATCACCATGTTCCTGCTCACACCGGTATTCCTCCTCGCGCTCGCAGGATGCGGGAGCGCGTCCAAGACGTCGACCCCGGCCCCCGCCATCGCCGCCACCGGCACCACATGCTCCAAAAGGTCCGGCGACGACATCAAGGAATGCATCGTCACACTGTCCGACACGAGGAAAGTGGACTGCGTCGTCTACGCGGGCTACCAGAGGGGCGGCCTGTCATGCGACTGGAGCCATGTGAGCGGTGCAGACAAGGAGCCGGCAAGATGAGCTACAACGTCGTCACCCAGGAAGGCGTCAGAACGTTCGAGAACATCGACGATGCCGGCGACTACGCGCAGGCCATGTCCTTGAGGACTGGCGAGCCGGCCAAGGTATTCCATGCCGAGACCGGACTCGTCGCATTCACCGTCCGCCCAACCACGAAGGACACGAAATGAGAATCAATTTCAACAGCAAGGATGCCGTTTTCGCCATCAAAGCCGAAAACGAAGAGGAAAAAGCCCAGCTCAAAACGTCGGCGGCCGCCATCTGCAATCTCATCATCGATTTTTTCGACGGTGAAATCCAAGAAATGAAGGCGGCGAAGGAATGAAACGCATCACACTCAAGGACACAAAATGAGCAATCGAAGTTATTTGGTGCCAAGGCCGCCAGCGTTCGACCATGAGCATCCCAGACCGAAGGAGGAAGGCGAGGTGCTGTACTGCGGAAATTGCTCAAAATGGTACGTATCATGGTTTCCTCTCACCGAAGTCAAAACCATATGGGGCCGCCGCCCCGAATGGTGGATACGCATCTTCCACCGCAAACCATACGAGGCGATCATCCAGCAAATACGAAGGGAAACGAAATGAAAGACAGTGAAGCAGACATCGCCATCGGCGTGCTCAACAAACTCATCGACCAGGAACTCGAAGCCGTCCGCGCCGCGACAAGGGACGGCAATACCCCCTTCGTCGGCTACGCCCAGACCCGACACAACGCCTTCCTCTACGCCAGGGACGAGATCAGGAAGGCGCTCGCCGCAGCCGTGGATGAAAGGGGTGCGGGGAATCCGTTCCTGCCGCAGCGTGACGAGTTGGTCACGCAGGATATGCACACCTGCGATTTGTGCGGCCGGTGGTGTTCAAGTCCCGTCTATTCCATAGGCCTCATCTATGGCGGCCAGGCGAAGACATTCACCGAGGTGTGCGCCGACTGCATGTGGCGGTTGAAGTTCAGCCCGGTCCGGACCATCTCGCTGGATGCCTACCGTCTTTTCGAGCAGTGGCGCCTGTCCCAATCGGAGGCCGACGAATGAAAGACCGGACTCCGCATCTGTGCCGGAACGCTCTCGGCACAGCCATCTGCGCCAGCAATGGCATCGGACCATCCCAGGATGCCGACCGGCGTATAGAGCATTGCGTCATCTGCGGCAGGTGGTGGAAGATCTACGCCGTCTCGCCGTACCTGACCATCTGGGTCGAAGTGCCAGCCTGGATGATCTGGCTGTTCTGGCACAGAATCTGGAAGACCGACCATAAATCATCCCACGGAAAGGAACCGGAACAATGAGCGAGGAAACACTCGAACCGCCACTGCCGCCGATCGACGCGCGCACCGAAGCCGTCGCCGAACGTCTGTTCGGACTCAAATGGGCGCTCCGCAAGGACTCCACCGAAATCATCCATGAGGAATGGCGGACCGCATCCGAATGGATCCGCGACGGATACCTGCGTCAAGCCATCGAAGTGCTCGCCGCCGCCGACCAAGCGGAACCCGCGAGCGCCGACGGATCCGATCATAAGGAGCGGATGCGCGTCGAATACCGTGAGTTGACCGCTCGTGCCGGCAGGCTCAGGGACATGCTGCAGCGGTATGCGGATGGCACGCTCGACTTCGAGCCTACCTGCCCGATCACTCTGTTGAGCAGGCAGCTCGACGTCATGGACGAATACGCTCTCATCCTCCGCCGCCGGGCCGGCATCGAGCACATCAGCCTCGGCTACCAGCGCATCGACATGGCCGCCAGGGACGTCCGATGAGCGACACGTCCGACCGTATCCGCGCCGTCATCCAATGCGTCACAGGCCTGCCGGACGCGCTCGCCCCGTCAATGCGCCAGTTTGGCCAAGCCCTCACGAAAATCGGCAACCTGCCAGCCAATCCCACGAACGAACCAAAGGAGAACAAGCAATGAGCAACGACATCGACAAAAGCGTGAACCGCCTCAACGCGGCAGAAACCATCCGCCGACAGGCCATCGCACTGCAAAGACACATCAGCGAGGCGCTCGCCGACCTCCAAACACTCAGCGGCAGCGAGGACATCCAGATCAGCCATGCGCTCACCATGGCCACCATCCAAGCATCCAAAGCACTCAAACAAGCCCACCTGATGCAGGACACGGCCGACATGCTCGACCAAGCCGACCAACGCGACGAGGAAAACAAAATCAGCCGCATGCTCATGCACAAGATAGCCCAACAAGGAGAATAAAAAGAGAGGCCCCACCAGCCGGCAGAACCTCCAAGAAACCAACCACAATTCTAGCCGAAAGCGGGACCATCATGAACAAATGCCAGCAATGCGGCACCGAAGCACAAACACCCCTCTGCAAAAACTGCGCCAAACACATGCGCCGACAAATCACCAGCCTCGCAAAAACCATCCCAGAACTCCGCGCGCTCGCCGAACGCAAAGCACACATCGGCGAGCGCGGTGGTGGTGTTCGTGGTGGTGAGCCTGGTCTGCCGGTGAGTGTGCATTGGCTGGAGGTGTATGAGGAGGCTGCGTGTTTGATGCTTCGGTTGGCTGGTTGCATCAATCTGAAGTGGATGTTGCTGCCGGTTGATGGGTGGCGTTCGGCGTATCGGGCGTTGTGCAGGTCGTGGTCGAGTGTGGTGTGTTCGCCGTCGGCTGGTGATCTGGCCGATCGGCTGGACAGGATGCTTCGGCGTATCGACCGTTTGTGCACGCCTTCGGATGGGCGTGTGACTGTGGTGCAGTGTCCTGATTGTTCGGCGTCATTGGCCGTGCCTCAGGGGATGCGTGATGGCTGGTGTCCGGAATGTGGAGAGCGTTTGGACTTGGACATGCTGGTGTCCGGCAGGCTGGGGGAGGCCGGGCAGGCGGTCATGACCTGTTCTCCTGCGGAGGCCGCCGACTGG